GAACTTCATTGCGACTGGCACTGTCGTGGAGCAAGACGAAACCATTAGGGATAACACACTGAGTGTCATCAGCTTTAGTAATATACTTTGGCACTTCTTTGATGATTGCATCACCTTTCTCCTTAACGACTTGAACCTTAGTTACATACTTAGTCACAACTTGTGTAGTTGCTTCAGCAGAAGCAGTATCTTTCTTTGCCATCTCTATCTTAGCGTCAGCTACCTTAGCTTCCCAACGCTCTTGATTAGAAATGCCACCTTCCATATAAAGACCACATACCAATAGAAACAATGATACGATCTTTACTGGGATTATGTATTTGTTTATTAATGGGATAGATCCCACGAAGAATGATATGAAAGAACCTACTACACCAACTAGTAGAACTAGATGAAAAACCCAAAACGGTAGGAAATCAAGAACCCACATTTAGCACCCCACTGGTGTTGATCTACGGTTCATTACTTGATATTTTTTGATATTCTTTTTATCAATCTTTGGCTGTTTAACCTCAACACCCGCAGTGTTGTTTGCTGGTGCGCCAGCCACTGCACCACCACCAACTTCTTCAGATAGAACTTTAGCTACTATAATCTGTTCTTCAGCAAGAACTACGTTGTTGTTCAACATACGCATGACTTCTTTGTAGCGTTCTTCCATTAGAGATGTGGTACGTGAACCACTCTCGTAGTATTCTTTAACTAACCACAATGCACCAACTAGACTCTTAAGATGATTCTCACCACCTGGAAATCTGTTGATTATTTTCTTCATGTTGAACACTAAACGATTCAGATAAGTGAACGCACTTTTTTCTGCTTCTGATTTTAACATGCTGGCTGGCTTTAGTGTATTACCTTGAGCATCAATGATACCTAGCTTAAATGCCTGTGTGTCAGTAAAGTTGGTGACAAGCATTTTAACTATTTTTAAGGCGATAGCGTTATCTACTAGGCGACTCATTAAATGTTCCTTAACGTGGCAATTACAGTTTCATCTAACTTGATCTCAGAGAGTTTAATTCCATACTGAGGAATCGTCTCTGGCATTCTACCAAGATAAACTAAAAATGTTACTAATACATCCCAACAAGATTCTTCAACTTTGTAGAAGAGCATATTTGTTGCAGCTTCTCCAAAAATATTGTAGAGAACGATAATATGATTAAGTATTAGTCGTTCTCTCAGCTCATTGTTATTTTTATAACGAGACAGTAACTTCTTAAGATATAGGATCTTTTTTAAGTCTTCCTCAAACTCTGCTACGCTATGACATTGTGGATTATCATAGTGGTGCATTGCATATACTAGAAAGTTACCTTCATTCAGTTTTTCGTGCATAATCAAGTGGAGAGACTAGCCCTCCAGAATAATATTAAGAGTCAGCCAAAGTTGCGTCGTCAGCAGCGTCAGCAGAAACAGCAACAGTGAATGAACTAGCAGCAACTAGAACTTCAGACTTGTTGCGAGTGTTACCTTGTGCATCAGTGTAAGTATTGTAACGAACCCAACCTGGAGTGTTCAAACCCTTTGCTCTGTTAGCAGCAACGCCAGCTTCAGTTACGTTAACACCGAATACTTTGCTAGAATCACCTGCACGACCTTGTTGACCAGCAGATTCGTGAGCAACGTAAGATGGCTTCTCAGATAAAGCGAAAGACTGAGAAGTCTTAGCAGTAACTGTTCCGTTACCATTGTTAGTACCAGCGATAACACGAGCAGCAGTGTTGCTTGTGATTTCTACGATTTGGTATTCATTACCAGTAACAGTCATAGTGTTACCAATTTTCGCTTCTGTTGTAAATGAAGTACCTACACCAGTAACTGCGCCAGCAGTAGTAATGCTAACTGTACCAGTAGCAGTCTTGCTGTCTTTATTTCCCCATAGTGCCATTTTTATGTCTCCTTAAATTGGACTTTATTGTTTATTTATAAGTTTGGAAGTGCCTGTGCTTCTTGCACCAGATTTGGAACCTACTTTGCGTCCAGCTTTCTTTGGTTCGTCATCTTCGTCATGGTCTGGTTCATCTTTTTGTAGAGAGCCACCATAACGATGTCCTCTCTTGATGCCAGACCCACCACCTTGTGATTGTTTATATTTGTCACCAAATTTAGCAGTATGTTCTGGAGTTCCTGGCCATAGACCTTCTTTCAATGCTTGAAGAAGTTCTTCAGCAGTGAATGATTCTTTCTTCACTTCTTTCTTCTTGGCGTCTTCCCACTTCTCTTCGTGTGGTGTTTCGCCAGCAGTGTTAACTTTATCTACGTTAACTGCTTTACCTTCTTTTAACTTCTTACGCAGAAGTTTGAAGTCTTGTTTGTCTAGCTTACCATTGTGGTTCTTATCTAGATTAACCTGACCACCTTTTAGTTCTTCTGAAATTTGAAACTTGTGCATTTCTCCCGCTCCCATCTTTCCGTCTTTGTGTGCTTTAATATGAACTTCTTTATCAGACTTATGTTTAACAACACCAGACAATTTATCGCCAGTGCTTGAGTGGTAGAAATCAGTTTCCTGACCAGCAGTCATATGATTCGCCATTGTTGGGTGCATTTTACCAGCAGAAGCATACTCACGATGATTAACTTCATCTATCTGTTCTACTTCTTCTTTAACTGGCTTCTCAAGTCTGTCATGTGCACGAGCATATCCAGTGACACTACGGCTCGCTTTTTCTCCACTACGCTTAGTAGGATCTTTAGAATGTTTTTGACTATCTAAAGAAACTTTGTTTGCGTAGCTAAGTAAAGTATCTCTGCTAAGTTCATCGATTTGAGCAACTTCTTCTTTCATACCAAGTTTGCGTAGAAGGTTAGCGACCTTACCACGACCACGATGTTTCTTGTTCTTAACATCTGCTAATTCTTGTTTTGCCATAGCAGCAGAGTCGAAGTCATAAGACTCTTCGAATTCTTCTTTGTGCACAGTCGCTCCCTTAATCTTTTTAGCTACATTGCTAGCATGAGAGTGTGAACCAAAAGTCTTCCACTTCTTACCGTTGATGTGAACAGCATGTGGATGATCTGGTTCGTTAGATGTAATTGTATGCTTTCTAGCAAAACGACCACGTGGTGCATTTTTACTAGAACTACTCCATTCATTTCCTTCGTCATCACGATAATTACCTTTACCATCGTGACTAATCTCATACTCATTTAACTGGGTTTCTTCTTCTGTTACGAAGAATTTGAATTGTTTCACAGTCTTCCCCTTTGTTGTATTTGCTGGGACTTCGTTACCAGCCACTTCTACTTTGTCTGTACCAGATGGTTGAATAGTACCTTCTTCAAGATCAACTTCTTCATTGCGTTGCTTAGCATAGTAAGCAGCAAGAGCCATTTCCTTGCGCTTCGCTTTAGACTTACCAGCAAACTTAGGATTGTCAGAATGGATAAAATCACTGATGACTTCACCAGCTGGAGTTGCTTTGGTAATGACTTCATCGATCTGGCGTTTATCAACCATGTCTTTGAATTTCTTTAATTGTTTTTTATGATCAGCTGCTTGGTCAACAGTTTCTTCGTTAGCCTGTTGCATTTTTTGTTGTTGAGATTCTTTAGCTTTTTTCAACAACTCTTCTCCACGACGACGAGATGCCTCTGACTTCTCTTGTTGGCGTTGAAATGCACGCTGTAGTTTTACAGCTGCAGACATTCTTGCTTCTTTTACTTGTTCTGTCATTTTGCACCCATGTGAGATCTTAGATCGTGATATAACGCTTCTTTATGTTCAGGCTTCATCTTGCTTGGAAGATTAGCATGAAATTCTTTCTTATTACCAGATGCTGCATGCTCACGCATCTTTGTGCCAGAAACACCGCTAGTTCCTTCAGAGTCTGGATCACGTTCACCAGAAGAATGTAGCGTAATTGATTTGAACTTATAAGAACCGTGCGCATGTTGCTTGCCATCGTTATACTTATGCAACAACTCGTGCATAGCTTGATGGCGATCAGAACCAGCAACAACGTGTAGATGTTTCACACCAGCTTTGTGTAGATCTGCAGCATGGTGAAGGATTGTAGGTTTGTCTTTAGAAGCACCACGAACATTAGTTCCAGGGAATGCGTTTTTAGCATGCTCGACCTTTTTATCGACTGGAAGTGGGTTCTTCTTTTTGTCTTCGCTATGAGAAAGAACTAAGTGATGCTCAGCACCATGTTCTTTAGCGACATCATGCATCTTCTTAACTACTTCTTCATGTCCAGCAGTTGGAGGATTCATACGACCAAAAGCCATGACTGCATGTTTCTCAGTCTTGGCTTCTTTTAGGAATGAAAGGAAGGATAACATTAGCAGTTCCACTTTCTTAGTGCCAACGCTTTACGAGTTGGTTCACCATTTGGTTTTTTCATTGGACCTTCTACACCTGACATGCGTGCGCAGAAAGATTTGCGACGATTAGCAGCTTTACTACCCTTCTTTAACTTAGAAGGTGGTGTTGTTACTGGAGCTTGCAGGTTGCTACCTTCTTTACGGTTGTAAGCGTCACGACCTTTTTGTGTCAAGCCACCAGTAGAAGACTTGTAACCTTTAGCATCAACTGCTGCTTCTTGAACAGTGTCTTCTTTAACACAAGAACCTTCTTCGCAAGGTTTAGTTCCAGGCTTGCGCTTGTAACCTTTCCAGCAGTTACAATCTTCGATTAGATAGTCGATAAATGATTTCATTTCTTAACCTTTAGTAAGTTAGCCTTAGCAAATTCAGATCGGTTCACCAACTTAGTTGGTTCATCTTTATGGTTAACAACGAAACCTTCTGGCTTAGACTTAGTGCCATTAATGTGATGTTCATAACCACCTTCATGAGTCTCTAGATGTTTAACTAGAGTATTCTTCGCTTGTTGTAGGTGGTGGTGCATTGAGAACAAATTGTTATAGTGTTCTTTGTTCGCTTCGACATGTGACACATGTTCTGCATGCTCTGCTCTCTTAGCAGTCTGAGACTTCTCAGTCTTAACTTTAGCAGCAGCTTTCTCACCCTGTGCAGTGATGTGCTTTTGGAAACCTTCAGCAGATGGCTTCTCGTCATTCTTGACAGTGCTATTGATGTAAGTAGTCATGTGGGTATTTTCACCACGATGCTTTTCAGTAGCCTTGTACATATCTTTGCCATGAGTGTCATGGATATTCTTAGCAGCATCCATGTGGCTTTGGAATTTCTTTTGAGCAGATTCTGGGTAGCTGATCTTAGATGTATCGTGTTCAGCAGTATGATGCGCAACATCTTTGTGCTTGCTGAATTCAGAATCGCTAACGTGTGGTGTAGCTTTCATAGAAGCCATGTTCTTACCTTCATACTTGGTATGAGTAACAACACCTAGTTTAGCTTCTTTGTGCGCTTTGGCTTGGTCGCCTTTAGCAGTATATGTGATAGTGTTTGGTTTGAAAGAAACATTACCACCTTTGTGGTGTTCAACATCACCACTGTGCATGATGTCACCCTGATAGACACCCTTCTTAGGTGCAACTTTAGGTAGGTGATCCAAAGCAGCTTTTAATTTAGTAACTAGACCTGGAGCATGGCCATGGTTCTTTTCGATATCTTCGTGGGAATAGTTCAGCTTAGGGTTCTTATTAAAAGCAGACTTGGAAGCGACGAAGAACTTTTTATTCTCTGGGTGGTGTCCATAAACCACAGATGGAGAACCATCATACTTCATAGTTAAACCACTTGATTTCTTACCAGCCTTCATGTGCTCATGGGCTTGGTTAAGTGCACCAGCTGTGTGCTCGAAACCTTCATGTCCATGCATTAGCGGACGATCTTCAGCGTGGTGAATGTGCTTTAGCTTAGCACCTTCTGCTTCAGCTTCTTCTTTCAGGAAAGAGATGAACGACTTCATTGTTATCCTATTTTCTTAGCTGAGGCACGCAGGAACCAGCCATGTTTCTGATGAGTATCGATTCGGTCTGCTACAAAGTTTGCAATACCCTGTTGTTTATTCTTTGTTGCAAGGTCGAACACTTTATTTAGGCTAATAAGGACTTCTTCATTCGCTTTGATAAGGTTAGTGAAGATGTCTTTCAAAAGAACTACACGAGTAGTTTCTTCTGCTAGCGTCTTAAACTTAAACAATTCGTCTAGGCTAACTGGAGCATATTCATCCAATTTACGCAAGAGTTCAGCTGTTGGATCGATAGAACCATAAACATCAGAGTAAATATCTCCGAAGAACTCATGGTACTGAGTGAACTCTACACCTTCGATATTCCAGTGGAATTGGTGTGCCTTGTAATACATTACTGTGGCATTAGCCAACAGAACCTTAATAGCTACTTTCAACTCGTCCATTATTTCGTTCTCCAATCCTTAAATGATTCTTTGAAGAATGGGTCAAAAGGTTTGCCTGTTGTTGGCACAGTTCCAGTTTCTGCTGGCAAAACCTTACTACCACTCTTAAATTTTATCTGAGACTTTTTTACCTGTTTAACTTCTTGAATCCATTTAGAGACAAGTTTACCCTCGCTACACTTTAATAGTAAGTGATTAGAACCACGCTTTACGATCTCGTATTCTGCTCCGTTACTTTCAACGATATCACCTACGTTAAAGATCTCACCACGGAAATATTGTTCTCTCAATTCATCTTTGACTAAGTTAATCTGTTCTTTGATTGGCTCTAATCCAGAACCAATACGAATATCATTCATCAAACGACGAGAGTCTAACTCTCGAATAGAAGTCGGTAGACCCTTCTTGAACTCTTCATACAAACCTTTGGAAGCTAGGCTTCTTAGGTTTTC